TTATTTAATCTCTACTACGCCATCCGCATTAGCCTTTGCTGGAATTTCTTCATTTTCATACATATATCCTTCATTATCAAAGGCATAGTTAAGTCCATTAATTACTTCAAACCCATTCGTAGTACAAGTATATCCTTTATGGATATACCACCATTTACGCGCTGATTTTACTGAGCATTCATATACCCAGCCACCATCAATATACTTTGCAGAGATCCAACCATTCTTATCTGGAAGATAATACCAAACATCTCCATTTGATACAAATGTCTTTTTTGTTGGATGAACTAAAACTGAATCCTGTACAGTGCCAATGAGTGAACCTGATACAGGGTAGGAACGAATATTTAAACCACTATCTACACACACTGAGACACCCCTAAAACCAGTTTTAATATCATATGTAACCAACTGACTACCTTCTGACACAGCAAGACTATATAATGGTCTTCCATAGCCTGCAATGCGACTGTTATTTAAGATATATTTCTTTTTACACACAGCACCACCATTAGGCACAACAGCAGTTCCATCAGATGTGTTACCTTCAACAGTATAAATATATTTTGAATCTACTTTATAAACTAATCCGGTATGACAAATACGTTTTCCGTTTGTGAAGAAAATTTGATCCCCTCGCTGTGGTTTAGAAGTGTGCCATGCTCCTTTATTTTTATATAATTGAGCAGAAGCTATAGTGTAATCATCAAAATCTCCACATAAAACCTTTTTAGCATTACATACATCAAATGCTTTATAGAAACACCAATCAACAAAACTATCACACCAATATGCCGGATAATCCATTACAGCAGGATAAATCTTATTCATTTCATATCCGTATTTCGTATAATTCTTATTACCAGCATTAGCAGTCTTATTATATAAATTAACACCTGATGCTTTCTCTAAATAACCAACTTCAGCAAGAGCAATATTAATTACCGCATCAATTGCATTTGTAACAGAAGAATAAGTCTTCATTTCAAATCATCCCTTTCTAAAATAACTTATACCTTGGTTTATCTTCTCCAAAAAACCAGTATCTTAAATAATCGTCTAAAACAATAGCAATCAAAATAAGTGGAATCCATAATAAAGCATATGGTAGACAAATCTGACCAAATAAATTAAATGGAATATCTGAGTAATCCCAAATATCCCATTTAAGCCATAAGTTCACAATACATCCACATATAAATTCTCCACATAAAGTAAATACCAATGCCTGTAGAATTTGTCTCCACAACGGCATTTCCCAAGACTCTATTTCATTAAGTAACCCAGCAAAAATAAAACACATTCCAGCCAGACAAAACATCGTCCAATGGCTGAAACCGCGCCACAAGATTTCTATGCCATAATAAATACTCCCACCTACACAGTATAAGAAACCATATTTAAGCAGTAACTTCAGTGTTTTCTGCATCCTTTGACTCATTTTTCGTCACCGCCTTTACGATAAGGTTACTCTGTGCCATGATCAAATTGTAGTTATCGAGATATTTGCCGCTCAGAGGTGTTCCCCATGTAACACCAAGAACAACATCGACATCGTTCTCAGATTTATAGGTATCAGTAATCATTTCCTTTAACTGATTGAAGTAAGTAGTCTGCGCTGTCGTATTCATCTTTTCTGCAACGTAAATAGCCGACATCTGCTCCGGGGTATACAGCTTACAAGAGCCACCGTCCGAGCAGTGATATGGCTGAGACAAGCCACTCGTTTTTGCCATCAGAAACAAGGAATCAATGTTACTCTGATCTCCAGATGCGATACCATAAGAAAAATGCTCATCTACTCCATCAATTTGAATTGTTACACCGTCCTCAATGGCTTTATTGCAAGCACTAGATAATTCCGCGATTTTCTCCGTCAGAGCCTCCGCGAGAGTAGGAGAGTATTCAATGCCAACTTCTTTGCCAATTTCTTGTTTCTCTGCGATGGATAAGTTTGGATAAGACTTTAAAATTTCCAGCGCATCCTCACCACTTTCCACACCGATTTCGATTGCTTTTACCAGAATCTTTTTTTGCATATCATTAATCATTTGTAACGCCTCCGATCATATTTGCCATAGCCAGCACAAGTTGTTTATTTTCGTATTCAAGCTGCATCTGACAGAGCTGGTTATAATCCCAGTACGGATACAAACTCCATCCAGCGTTGATTTTGTTTCCATCTTCATCAAGTTCATAAACCTGATTACCTTCTTCATCGACCTGTGGCAGGTTCGTCTCAGGATCAATGGCAATTTTCCAAACTGGTTCGTATTTATATCCACGAATAAATCCGATGCATTTTCCTTTAAATTGTTCATCGGAAATTTCGTATTCTTTCAGGGTTTCATCAGTTGTGGTATTTACATCCACAATTTCATATCGTTCATTAACATAAATTTTCATGTGGTTTTCCTTTCTGGCGCGATTCGCCTACATTGCAATGAGAATAAGAGAACATAAATGATATACGGAAGAAAAAAGGAGAATATCATTTATGAAATACGAGACATTTTTAAGAAGAGAAAATTTAACCGACAGCACAATCCAGAACTATGTTTGGACGGCAAATTATTTTAATGCACATTATCAAGAAGTGAATAAGACCAATCTTTTATCATACAAAGAGTATTTAATGGAGCATTATGCGCCCAGCACTGTCAACGTCAGAATTTTGGGAATCAATAAGTATTTACAGTATCTTGGAAAAGAAAAGCTCAGATTAAAGACCGTTCGAATCCAGCGTAAGACATTTCTTGAGAATGTAATTAGCAACGCCGATTATATCTATTTAAAACGCAAATTTAAGAAAATGGAGAACAAACAATGGTATTTTGCGATTTGGTTCATGGCTGCGACAGGTGCGCGTGTTAGTGAACTAATCAGATTTAAGGGCGAGAATGTCGAGATGGGATATGTGGATTTATATACCAAAGGCGGTAAACTTCGCAGAATCTTTATTCCAGCAAAACTTCAAAAAGAAGTATTGATATGGATTGAAAAAACAGGGAGAAAGAGCGGCTTTATATTTCTGAACCGTTTTGGGAATCAAATTACAACGCGCGGATTGGCACAGCAGATTAAAAGATATGCTGAAAAATCAAAGGTATCAGTCGAGGTAGTATATCCGCATTCATTCCGGCACAGATATGCTAAAAATTTTTTGGATAAGCATAATGACCTGGCTTTACTTGCAGATTTGATGGGACATGAAAACATTGATACAACCAGAATATATCTCAGAAAGACATCAACCGAACAAAGGGCGATCATAGACAGGGTGGTAACGTGGTAAGCTCTCAGAATGCCTTATTTGAGGGATTTATTCATTAGACGTAAAAATATTCAATGAGAGTATTTTGCCGCGTTCTAGGACTAATTCTGTGCGTTTGATAGGGTGTCTATTATAATTTGGTTGATAGTATTTTATTCTGCAATTTGGACAAAGGTTCTGTCCCGTAGAATTTATATATACTTGACCGCATTTAGAACAATTCTTTATTTGGTGCGATGTTCTCATACGTTATTCGATCCTCCTGCGTTATGATTTTAAATATATCATAATACAGGCTAGTTAAGTTGTCAAGAATTTTACAGAACATATGTTCCTGAATGTGCTATTTAGATAATGGGTATTATGGGAAGTTTTGAAGGATATGTAAGCAACCCACTTTATCTATTCAATAATGGTTCTTATGGTGGTGGACAATCGGGGATTAGTATAATGAGCAACCACACTGCTTATGGTTCTGTTTCTTTTGGTTCCTCTATACAAGGTTCTAAGTTATATAAGGGAGATATTATAATACGATTTAATAATATTCAAAATCTTTCTGGTTGGAATTACTTAAAAATATATGGTAATGTCGAAATGTGGGCTAGAATCGGCGGTGGAGTTTCTACTAAAAATAATGAAGTATATATATCATCATATAAAGCCGAAGCATACTGGGGCAATTCTGAGGTTATATCAGGAAATGGTGTTTGTATTTGTGATATATCTTCTTTTTCTGGAAATTATTGGATTTATATATCTGTTGGTAATGTTTTTGGAAGTAGTATAAAATCTGTATCTATATTTCAAGTATATCTTTCAACTAATTAAGATAGTTGTATTTTTAATATTGTAAAATCTTCACTATACCAGTAAGAAGAACTACTAACATATTTATTTTCCAGACGAATATAAAAACTTGTGTTTATATTAGAAAGGTTTATTGAGATAGTTTTTTCTGTGCCATCAGCAACTTGACCAGATTGAGCAATTATACTTCCAGAGCTGTTATATATTTTAGCTTCTAATGTGCAATTAACGTTTCTCTTCGAGAACATGATGACAGTTAAGTTATTCCACGGATTTCCCACGATTAATTTTTTTTTTCCAATATCAACTGCTTCAGTTGATTGTCTGTATTTATTTTTTGTAGTAATAGCAATAGAAGTTTGTTGTTGCGTAATTGAAACTCCACCAGAGTCATCAACACCCTGAACATACGAAGTAAACCATCCAATGTTATATCCACTGCCCCAAGAACCACGATTATATATAGTTCCATTACCAGAATAATAACCCTCATAACTTCCCGTAATACCCAATATGGAAACACCCTTCTTAATAACACTGGCATTAAGCCCAATTCCGCTTGCTAATGTTGAAGTTGCGATACGTGCCTCTGGTGCCCAAGCAGCTCCATTTGACCGATAAATGCCCTCTGGAAGTGCATTGATGGCTACATATCCATTGCCCTGTCCAAATCTACCAAATTGAGCTTGTCCACGTTCTGCAAGAGTACCTGTAATCTTAGAACCTTTGACATAAGCAATTTTCCCACTTGAAATTTGATTTGCTGCCGCAGTCGCATCAGAAGTGGCAGCACCAGCGATTCCAAATGCACTTTGTCCTTCTAATAATTTCTCAGCAGTCAGTCCGCCAGCAGTAGCCATATCTCCCTGTGGTACAGCAAATAAAGTGTTCGGTGTAATAAATCCTTCAGTGCCATTATATCTAATTTCTGCACGTGCCGTTCCATCGCTGTTAATAGATGTAAAAGCTGCATCACCCTCGATTACTTTCGTGGCATTTTCTGCCGTATGAGTAATCGTAGCGCGGCTGGTGAGATGCTGCATTGTACCTTCTGCCAGCTCGTCATCAGTATCCGCGCCGACATAAGTTGTATTTTCAAGTACATTTGCACTGGTAGCTGTTAATTCATCGGAGCCAACTCCGCCACCAGTGCTTAAATTTGTAGATCCTATCATTTTTAGAATTTCCTCCTTTAAAAAGTTGTTGTAAAATAAGGGATTTTTGGGCGTCGATTTCCAATGAAAGTCAAGTTTCATTGGAAGATAAATATATAAAAAATAAAGAGTTATCACACCGATATTAATCAGATGATAGCTCTTTATTTACCGTCATTTTTGGTTAAATAGTAATATTAAAATTAAATTTTATGGCAAAGTTACAGATTTATCAGTAATAAAAACACTTTGTCAACAAGACTATGAATGTTGGGTTGGCTATATTGATTGGAAGAATACTGAAATCTTGCCCTCTACTGGTGGTACTATGCTTTGGTTTGCATTTGATTGGATAGTATGTGGGTTATGTTATGGAAAGATGTTTTATTTAAATATGGATACTCTTACATGGTCTTAAGTTTAAATATTCTCATCTATTATTAAATCGTAAAAAGTATAGTAACTGCCAACTAAAAAGGCGGCAAGGTGGGGATCCCTGTCGCCTTTTGAAAAGGTGTGTGCGGAGGTCGAAGCTACCCCCACATATAACAAACGCACTACAGAGCAGATTTATAAACATTTAACAAAGTATTTATTGAAATATTTTCTACATGAATCTTTCTAAAATAGGAGAGAATGTTTCAATGAATATTTTTAGACATAATAAAAAGACCACCTCATCGCTGGTTGTAAATAAAATATGGGTAGTCAGATTATTAAGCAGCATACTTTCTGTACGATTCTCGAATATTATTTTGTTTAATGCTGCAATAAATCAAAGTTGTCTCCACTTTTACATGTCCCATCAAAACCATAACTTCTTCAATTCTCATGCCGCGACCTAATAAATCTGTTGCAAAGGTTCTTCTGAAGCGATGAGGATGAACATTATCAACACATGCCCGCTTCCCAATTTGTTTAAGAAGATACTGTACACCAGCAACAGTAAGTCTCTCATAAGGTTTTTTTGAAGCTACAAACAACGGCTTGCTCTCTAATTCCGAAAATGTAAGATTTTCCTTTTTCATTCGCCAAATAAAGTATTTTTCCATCCATCTTAACGCATTATCATGAATATACACAATACGCTCCTTGTTTCCTTTTCCCACAACTTTAAATTCCTGTTTCTGCATATCTATATCCCCGATATTCAACTTGCATAATTCTGATACACGTAATCCTGTCGCATATAAAAACTCTAACAATGCGACTTCGCGAATATCGTTGCAAGATGCACGTAGATCAGTCAATTCTTTTCCAGAAAACGATTGCTTTAATTTGCTATCTGTCTTAAATGATTCAATTGATTTGATAGGGTTAGATTTAACAAATCCCTCATTTTTCAAAAATTCCCAAAAGCTATTCAAATAACGTCTTCTACTCTGAAGTGTTCGCATGGAGATCTTATCACGCTCACGCAGAATCGAAAAGTAGCATCGCAGATCATTAGAAGTAATATCCTCAAAGTTTTTATTGATTACATTTCTGCACTTGATAATCTCTCTTATATATTGTTTAAGTGTACTTTCTTGTCTACCAGAAACAAGTTTACTCATCTTGAATAATCTCAATTTTTGCGTGTCGCTATTGTTATCTAAAGGAACGATCTCTGTTTCATCCTTTGTAACTTTTGTTCCTTGAAAATTAATGTATAACACATCCTGTAATTTCTGTAACTGTTCTGATGTTAATGTATCACTCATAGCCTGAACAACACTTTTTATAATTCTATTTAGCATAAGCCTCCTCCTAGTATGTAGTGAGAAATAAATTCCTCTTATTACAATCTTCTCCCAAAAGGAAGCCTATGAAGTTTACTTTGTTAAATGTTTATATTACAAAACTTTCTCAGTTTTTGGTGTTAAATAATATTTATAACAATTACCATCAACATCATACTGAAAGATCAATCTATTGGTAGCAGAATGTACACCAATTGTCCAAGTTCCATCATTTGTAGGCATACAAAGGAATGGAAGAAATACATCTCCTGTCTCCTTACTCATTTGAAAATATGCATATTTAGATCCTTGCGCCCAGCCACACCTTATAGGTGTTATATTTTTATTGGCTTTATTACTATTTTGCCACGAATAAAACTCTTACTTCATATCTTCCCGTTCCACCACCAGAAGCAATCCAAACATCTAATGAAGTAGTTCCAAGAAAAGCATATGCAGATGCAAGAAAACCACATGATTGAAGACCGACCGTTCCAACAATATTATATCCATCTGGGATCTGAATTGGCACGATCACTTTTTGACCAGATGAATAGGTTCCTTCATCAGAATAAAAAGATTGTACAAGAACATTTTTCTTCATATTACTATTTAAACAATTTTTATCCAATCTTCAAATATATTTTTCTTACATCTTCTATAATAAAAAGATGAATCTGAAATGAAAATTTGTGAGCCATAACCACCATCTTTATTTTTTATTGAGAGACATAATCCCTCGCTTGTTACAGGAGCATTAGTGGCATTTATACTAACCATTTGGAATACAAATGATTGTGTTAATTGTCCAGCATATAATTCGTTAAGGGCTGATGATTGTATGATACTTCTAAGCCCATTTGTAGCAGTCATATCTCTTTGTATTTCAATATTACTATTTAACGAAGTAATTGCCTCATTAGCACTTTGCAGTCCTGTTTCTGTAGTAGACATTCTACCAGTAAGATCTATCACTCTTTTTGCAACCTCATCAATAAGAGCTTGTGCTGTGGTTTCACCCAAAGCATCTACAAGGATTCCTTTTGAATCTATGGTTTTAACCTTATCTGCGTCAACGTCCATTCCTTCTCCAGACTCACCATCCATAAGTTTTGCGTGAGCTACAGTAGAATTATCTGTTGTATTTTTAATTGAAAGATATTTTCCGCCATTCTGATCGGAATAGGAGAGGTATTTACCTTGTTTTGCAAGAGACGTAGAACTGTCTAGCAGATCAGTGTTAAATTTAGACATATCATCTATTTCATCCGTTGTTACATACATAGCACTTTTGTCGTATGTGCCAGTTTTAACAAGGGTATCATAATCCTTCTTGGTCGTATAAATCACATTATTGATATCTTTTGTTCCATCAAAAGCAATACCATTTATTTTTCTCGGTGTAGCCAGTTTATTCGCACTATTAGCAATACCACCAGCACTAGATGATCCAGCGTAATTATGTGTATGAGATGACGGAGCTTTACCATCTAATGCACTTTTCATAGCAGCTTGTGTCATTGTGCCATCTGTGGCTGTGCCAACAGACGTATAAAGTTTTGTAAGACCAGGAGCAGTCGATGTACCTGTGGAATAAGTTGTGTTGTCGTCTGTTAGCTCAATAGTTGTATTATCAGTCTGATTAAGAGTAAATGTACCTTTTGAAGTTCCAGCCTGTTTAATAGTAACTTTACCGTTTCCGATAGTCGGTTTATTACTTAGATCATTATAAGAACCACTTGTTGCAACCTTATGAAGTTTAGATTGAATATACGCCCATAAAGCCTTCATAGGTCTACGATGATATGAAGTAGTAGTAGCTCCACCACCTGTATATTGAGAAATATAATAGTCTTCATCTGTTGGAGTAGCGGTTCCTGTACTAAGCTTATTAATGGCTTTACTTACACCATCAGTCGATAAATCAACCTTACCGCCAAGTTTAGTGTTAACTTCTGATTCGGTATAATATCTATCATCGTGCGTGTGTGCTGTTGGTACAGATTTATCATATTCTAAATCTGTCCATTTAGAGCTTCCATCACCCGTTTTTCTTTGTTTCTTATCTGAAGAATAAGCAACTTCTCCTTTTAATAACACTGGATTGCTAGACTTCCATTCAGCTTCAGTTTTAGAGGCTTGTATTAATCGTGCTTTTAAAGTATTATTTGCCATATTCCCTCCTTTTTAGATTTTAAATTCTCTGATAAGGTTTTAACCTTACCAGAGATAAATGATTTTAGATTGAACCATCTAAAATTAATGTATCACTTTCTGCAATAGTTAGTTTGGCTGCATTTACAGAAGTAACATTTAATGCAACATCAGCCGTTCCATTGAATGAAACAGCGGCGGCAGTTACTCCACCTGTGATACTAAAGTTTCTAGCATTTGCTAACTTAGTTGCACTTCCAGCATTACCAGATACACTTGTCGGAGCTGATGGCATGGTCATAGTAGTAGAACCCTTACCTGTGATATGTCCTTGTGCATCGTATGTTACGCTTGGGACTGTAAATGTACCACCAAAACCTAATGTTTTACTATCATCACCTTTTGCTGTTCCTGCTGTTACTGCATTACTATGCTTAAACTGATTTCCGCTGAGAGATAAACCTGCACCAGCCGTATATGTAGTATTACTATCGGTATTGATATCACCCATAAATAGGTAGTCAGTGCCATCATATACAAATTCGTATACTCTGTTAGCTGCAAGATAACCTGCATTAATCGGAGCACCACGATATTTGATTGCCTTTGCACCAGTACCATTCACATTTAATGTCGGGTTAGCAGCAGTATTTGTGACAGTAAACTTAATTGTTACCCTTGCGCCAGTAACAAGGTTAAAACCTGTAACACTAACTGTCTTTGCCTGAGTAGCAGCAGCGGTTGCACAAGTTGCAAAATGTGTGATATCTGTTGTGCCGTTAAAACCTACACCATCAATCTTGCGAGGGGTTTCTAACTGTTTTGCCTTTGCAGTGGTTGCGCCAGAAGTAATAAATCCGCTATCGTTGGTGATGTCAGAGGTCTTAGTCGGT